TAGGTCGTTACATCTTTAACAATGTGAACTTTGGTAAGAACGATCCATTGATCCCTAAGCTAATCCAAGCAGGGTACAATGTGTTCCCTAACCCTAACGATGTGGAAGGTATGTTATGTACTTTCCCCGTAGCTTGGGACGATGTGGAGTTTACCAAGATCACTAAGGACGATGGTACTGTCTTAGAGGTTAACACTGAGACTGCCTTAGAACAGCTAGAGCGTTACAAGAAGTACCAGTTATTCTGGACACAGCAGAACACAAGTGTAACGATTAGCTATGACCCTGATGAAGTGGCTGGTATTATAGATTGGTTGCTAGAGAACTGGGAGTGCTATGTAGGTGTATCCTTCCTATACCGTGCTGATCCTTCTAAGTCAGCAGCGGATCTAGGGTACTTGTACCTTCCACAAGAAGTAGTGACTAAGGAAACATACGATACTTATGTATCTAAACTTTCACTAGTAGATTTAACTCATACAGAAAGCTTTGATGAGTTGAACGAAGATGAATGTGCAGGCGGTGCATGTCCAATTAAATAGGAGTCCTTATGATTAAAGAGTTGGCGTTAGATTCAGAAAGAATTGAAGCATACTTAAAGGAAACTGAAACAATCATAACTCAGTACCTTGGAGACTTGGGAAGCATAAACAAGGTTCAGGAATATGTGAACCTAAACGCCCAGTTAATTAATAATCTGGTTGACTCCTACAATAGATTGGAAGGCAACGAAGAAACCGTCCACTGAGGTCGTGAATGAAAGTAGAATACATAGATCACATGGGTAATGACTTAGCAGTAGTTAATGCAGCTAGGGTAAGTTTCGATAAAGAAGCTGAATGGGAACCAGTAGAGTGGGATGAAGATGAACACGGTGCTTATTTAAAAAAGACCTTAGCAGATAAAGATAAAAACTTAATCCATTATCTAGCAGACCATAACCACTGGACACCTTTTGCTCACACAACAATCAAACTACGAATGGAAGCACCAGTACCTATCCGTACTCAATGCTTCAAACATAAGAGTGGTTTTGTTGAGAACGAGGAAAGTAGACGTTATATTTCCTCAACCCCTAGTTGCTACCTTCCTACCTCCTTTCGTAAAGTTCCTGACGGATCTATGAAGCAGGGGAGTGGAGAGGATCTGGAATACCAATCCAGTTGGTACAACTTCTTCAGTAGGCACTACAAAGCGTGTTTATCTGACTACCAGTTTGCTATTGAGAAGGGCATGTGTCCTGAACAGGCTCGTTTCCTCCTGCCTCAAGGCACACAGGTTAAGTGGATCTGGACAGGTAACGTAGCTAGTTTTGCTCGTTTCTGTAAGCAACGCCTAGATAGCCATGCTCAAGTAGAGATCCAACAGTTAGCCCAAGAAGTGTCTGATATAATCGGAGACTTATTCCCTGAGTCTTGGAAAGCATTAACCAAATAAACTAAAGGCTGGTGTCCGAAAGGGCACTGGCTTTTTTAGGTTCAAATATGACAACTCGTAATTCAATCACAGGCGATAGTCTAACTAGTCGCCCAGCTACTCAAAAGTTCCGTGATAACTATGACGCAATTTTTGGTAGTAAAAACAAAGAGATAGCTAAAGATGACAGCAAAAACAAAGACCACAAAGAAAGCAACACCTGCAACAAACCTTAACGAAATCTCCCTAAACAGTGGTGATTTAACCGCTATTGTTACAGCTCTTCTAGTACAGCGTGGAAACGTAGTTATCGAACAAGCTTTAGAAACGGCTCGTTACATTGTAAAGCGCGCCCGCCTTGATCTCTAAGGTTCCACTATCGAACACAAAGAGGTGTTCTTAAATGAAAGTTTTATTAGATAACAAAGGTATAAACTCTAAGATTATCAAGCACTTGGAAGAAACATTCCCAAATGTGCTACCACTTGAGTTTATCACAGAACAACAATTATCCTACCTTCAAGGACAACAAAGCGTGGTGAACCACTGCCGAGGTTTATTGGAGGAGGAATTAGAGGAAAAACAGTATGTGCATGGGTAGTTCAGGTGCATCCGCGCCAGTAGTTAAGACACAAGCCGCACCAATTACTTCTGAGACTCCAGAGTTGGAGATTGAAGAAGAAGCCAAAACCGAGTCAAAGAAACGAAAAGGTAAGCGTGGCCTTCGTATCCGTAAGAGCGAAGCTATAAACGTACCTAGCTCTGGTTCTGGTTTGAATATCCCTACGGGAACTAACTAAATATCAAAGGTTATTTAAATGATCGAAGGCAATGGTAGTGCAGCTAAACGCTATGCACAATTAGAATCCAATCGTAGTGCCTTTCTGCAACGAGCTAGAGATGCTGCTGTATTGACAGTACCTTCTCTGCTCCCCCCTGAAGGGAATTCGGGAAGCTCAGTCTATGAGACACCTTATCAATCAGTAGGTTCTCGTGGGATTAACAACCTAGCTTCCAAACTCTTACTAACGCTGTTGCCTCCGAATAGTCCATTCTTTCGCTTAACGATTGATGATTATGACCTAGCCCAAATTGCAGGGCCAGATGCACGTGGTGCAGTAGAAGAAGCGTTATCCCGAATTGAACGAGCTGGTCTTTCAGAGATCGAAGGCTCTGCTGTACGTGTTCCTGTATTTGAAGCACTTAAACAGCTCTTAGTTGCAGGTAACGCACTAGTTTATATGCCCAAGAAAGAAGGCATGAAAGTATTTCGCCTAGACCGTTTCGTTGTAAAGCGTGACACAATGGGCAATGTTCTTGAGATATTAATTAAAGAAGATGTTTCTCCCTTAATGCTTGATGAGGAGATACGCGCTTTACTTGATGATCCAGAAGAACGCACAACTAAAGATTATGAATTGTACACTTGTATTAAACGTACCTCAAAGAACTGGGAAATTTATCAAGAAGTACAAGGTATAGAAATCCCCAAGAGTAAAGGAACCTTTCCCCTAGATCGTTGTCCTTTCATCCCTCTCAGGTTCTCCCGTATCGACGGTGAGGATTATGGACGAGGTTTTGTAGAAGAATACATTGGTGATCTTAAATCTCTCGAAGCACTTACCCAAGCAATCGTTGAAGGTAGTGCAGCCTCTGCCAAGGTGTTATTCCTTGTGCGTCCTAACGGTACTACAAAGGCCAAGACTTTAGCTCAATCTCAAAACGGAGCTATCGTTAGTGGTGATGCTAATGATGTTAGCACTTTGCAAGTACAAAAATCTGGTGACTTCAGAGTAGCCTTAGAAACTGTACGTACTATTACAGAACGTCTCAGCTTTGCTTTTCTGTTGAACTCCAGTGTGCAGCGCAATGCTGAACGCGTAACGGCTGAAGAAGTACGTTACATGGCACAAGAGCTGGAAACAGCCCTGGGTGGTGTTTATTCCATCCTCTCACAAGAATTCCAAATGCCTATGGTTAAGTTAATCTTAGCGCGTCTTGAGACACAGGGTAAAATGCCCAAGATGCCTAAAGACTCCGTTAAGCCAACTATCGTTACAGGTATGGAAGCTCTTGGTCGAGGACAGGATCTAAACAAACTAGCTCAGTTCTTGAACTATCTCCAACCTCTTGGCCCTCAAGTTATAGCAAGTGAAATGAACGTCACAGATTACATCGACCGTCTTGGTGCGTCCTTGGGTATTGATACCAACGGCTTGATTAAATCTGCTGAACAAAAAGCACAAGAGCAGCAAGCAGCTATGCAGCAGCAACAGGGACAAATGATGCAGCAGACTATGGCTGATATGGCTACCAAAGCCACACCTGAGATGGCTAAAGCAATGACTGCTCCTCCACAAGAGTAACACAAAACATGGCAGAAACTTTGAACACACACGAAGAGCCTACACCTAGTGAAGAACAGATTAAGCATGAAGAAGCTATGATTGCTAAGGCTGATAAATTAGGAGAAGGTGAAACAACTAAGGAACGTCCAGAGTGGCTTCCTGAAAAATTTAAATCCCCTGAAGATATGGCTAACGCTTACACCCAACTAGAAAAGAAAATGGGTACTGGTAAGGCTGAATCTTCAGAGGAAACTAAAGAAGAAGTTGAAGAAGAAAACACTGATCCCCAAGACTTAGAAGCTCCCGAGGTAGCTAAAGTATTGGATAAGGCTGGTGTAGATTTCAACGCTCTTCAAGCCGAGTACGTAGAGAATAAAGGGATTACAGAAGAATCCTATGAAGCATTAGAGAAAGCTGGCTTCCCTAAAACTCTAGTAGATACTTGGATCGCAGGCCAAGAATCCTTGGTCAACGATATAAGCTCTAAAGTATACTCCAGCGTAGGAGGTGAGGAAAATTACAAGTCCATGCTTGATTGGGCAAGTGATGCCTTACCAGACTCAGAGGTTGAGGCTTTTAACCAAGCTATTAACTCTGGAGATATGAACATGGTAAACTTTGCGGTAAATGGATTGGCAGCGCGGTATCAAACTGAAGTTGGAACCGAGCCTACTCTAGTACAAGGAGAGGTTACAGGAAACTCAGGCGGTTCGTTTAACAGTGCTGCGGAACTGACAGCAGCAATGCGTGATCCTAGATACCATAACGATCCTGCCTATCGTAAGGCTGTTACTGATAAACTCAGTCGGTCTAGTGTGTTCTAAGCTTATGTCCCGTCCCTAAACGGACACAGGGGAGTTTGGTTTGGGACTACCTGAACCCTCCCCTTTTTTAGATATACGAAGCAAATACTATTACAGAATGATTACCTTTGGCCTTCTGCGGAAGACAACCTTAGCGAAAAGGATGTGATGTTTAAGCTGAGTAGAAACCAAAAAAACAAACTCAAATTAAATATTACTAAAAGGTAAATTAAAATGGCATTTCCAACTGACCAAACTGTTAGCCGCTTGGGCCAACAGAACGCAACGGGTGATGATCGCTCGTTATTCTTGAAACTGTACGCTGGTGAAGTATTGACTGCATTTGAAGAGAAAAACGTCTTCATGCCTCTACACCGTACTCGTACTATTTCTAGCGGTAAAAGCGCACAATTCCCTCTAACTGGTTCTGCAACTGCTAAGTATCATACTCCTGGTGAGATGATCGAAGCTGATGCTATCAAACACGGTGAGCGTACTGTAACTGTAGACGATCTTCTGATCTCTAGCCAGTTCATCGCCTCTGTTGATGAAGCTATGAACCACTACGATGTGCGTTCTATCTACTCTCGTGAAGCTGGTAACGCTTTGGCTAACACTGCTGATAAAAATATCTCTCGTGTTATTGCTCAAGCTGCACTTATCAACAACGCTTCTGAAGCTGCTACAGCTTTCGGCGCTTCTTTTGCTGATGAAGTTTACACTGATAACGTAACTATCGGTGCTACTTCTGGTGACGCAGCTGACGGTGCTAAAATCGTTGCTGCTATCTATGGCGCTCTTGAAGAGTTCGATAAGAAAGACGTAGGCGGTGAGAAAGTTTGTGTACTTCCTCCTAGCCAGTACTACGCTCTTCTGAACGTACCTAGCGTTGCTAACGCTGCTTGGTTGAACAAAGACGTAGGCGGCGAAGGTTCTGTTGCTGGCGGCGTTGTACCAAGCGTAGGTGGTGTTAAGATTATGATGTCTAACCACATTCCTACTGCTGACGAAAGCACTACTGGTGCTACTCCTTCTCCTCTAACCTCTTCTCGTGCTGGTGCTTATAAAGCTGACTACAGCGCGGTACGTGGTTTGATCTTCGCTCAAGATGCTGCTGCTACATGTAAGCTGTTGGATCTTGGTGTTGAGAGCGAGTACCAAGTAGAACGTCAAGGCACTATCATGGTTGCTAAGTACGCAATGGGCCACAATGTCCTGCGTCCTGCTTCTGCAATCGCGTTACTGTCTGCATAAATAAATTAAGGGTCATCTTCGGGTGGCCCTTTTTTTTCACCTTGAGGAAAAATAATGACCCCTACAACCAAGTTAGAAGCTGTAAACATCATGCTCTCGACCATTGGGGAAAGCCCAGTAAATAGTCTGTCCTCTGGCTTGGTCGATGCGGAGCTAGCAGAAACAATCTTAGATTCTACCAGTAAGGCAGTACAATCTGAAGGCTGGAACTTTAACCGTGATGATGCTTTCACAGTCGCACCAAACTTATCTGGTGAAATTGTAATACCCTTAAATGTTTTAAGAGCTGACGCTACTTTGAAGAGCGACAGTAAAGATCTAGTGCAACGCGGCACTAAGATGTACGACAAGAAGGAACACACCTTTATAATTAATGAGAGTGTGGAATTAGATTTAATTGTTGAGTTGGCGTTTACAGATCTCCCAGAGATTGCAAGGCGTTATGTCGCCCTAAGAGCTGCACGAGTATTTCAAGAACGTGTGGTAGGTTCTGATTTCATATCGGATATAAACAGAGTTGATGAAAGGTTTGCTTATTACCAACTACAAGAATTTGAAACCGATACTGAAGATCATAACATCTTTAACAATAATGATGTCTACCGTGTGATTAATCGTGTAGGTTCAACGAGGTTGACCTAATGTCTGAATCATTACTTAATTCATCCGTACCAAACCTTATTAATGGGGTGTCTCAACAACCACCTTCTTTGAAACTTAAAACCCAAGCCATTCTACAAGAGAATGGTTTGTCCTCTGTTGTAACAGGACTGTCTAAAAGACCTTCTAGTGAACTAGTAGCAAACCTTGGTGATCTTACAGGTGCTGATAACGCGTTCATCCACAATATTCGTAGAGATGAGAACGAGTTTTATACCTGCATTATTACCACTAGTCAGATCCGAGTGTATGATGAACAAGGTGTACAGAAAACCGTTACAAACAACACAGGTTATCTCAGTGGTTTAACTAACCCTAGAGAACAATTAGCAGCTACAACGATTGCTGATTATACTTTCATATTGAACAAGACAAAAACAACAGCGATGTCTACGGCTAAGTCACCTGCACGAGGCCATGAGGCTTTGATCTATGTGAAGCAAGGTGATTACCAGTCCAAGTTTACATGGAAGATCACTAGAGCTGGTACAACATATACACGTACCATTGAAACAGGTGACTCTTTCGCGGGATCTAATACCCAAGCTATACAGTCAGAGAAATCCATCCAGACGGATCGTATTGCTGAAAACATGTTGTATGGAAACGCACCTGACACTAACATTTACCCTGCATCTTCAGATACGGCTACAACCTACGTTTACGGAACTATTCCGAATATAACTTTCACACAATACGGTAACGTGATCCACGTGCAAGCCACAGACTCCTCAGATTTTGAGATTGCTGTAGAGGATTCACGAGGCAATAATAATATCTTTGCCTTTAAGGATATTACTAGCGACTTTAAGAAACTGCCTACATCGGGGCCAGTTGGTTTTGTTATAGGTGTCACAGGTGATAATGATAAAGGCCAGGATGATTACTGGGTAAGACTAGCAGAAGGTGCTACAGGCTCACAGGTTTGGAAAGAAACCCTAGAACCTAACATTAACAAGAGTTTCAACAGCACCACTATGCCTCACCAATTAAAGAGAAATGCTAATGGCACTTTCCTTTTTGAGGCCGCTGCTTACAAAGAACGTAAGGTAGGTGATGACACTACTAACCCGTTCCCTAGTTTTATTGACCTTCCTCTCAATGACATCTTCTTCCACAGAAACCGTTTAGGTATCTTGGCTGATGAGAATGTTATTTTATCTGAGGCAGGTGAGTTCACCGAGTTTAATTTCTTTAAGAAAACCACGCTAACTCTATTGGATACTGATCCTATTGATGCTGCCGTGTCTAACAACAAAGTCTCTATCCTGAAACACGCAGTACCTTTCAATGAAAGTCTCCTGCTTTTCTCTGATTTAACTCAGTTCAGATTATCTGCTTCTGACCTACTCTCACCTGAGACTGTAGCGATTAATGTTACAACTCAGTTCGAGACATCCAATAAGGCCAAGCCTGTTGGTGCAGGTCGGTATGTATTCTTCGGTACTGATAACGGAGATTACTCAGGTGTTCGTGAATACTACGTAGATACTAATGCTGATGTAGATGACGCTTCAAACATTACTTCTCACGTACCTAACTACATCAAAGGTTCCATTAAGAAAATGGAAGCCTCTGCTAACGAGGACATCTTACTAGTACTATCTGATGAAGATCCTAAAGCAATTTACGTATATAGTTACTACTGGCAAGGCTCAGATAAACTTCAATCAAGCTGGTCACGCTGGACGTTTGAAGGTGATGTTTTAGACGTTAGCTTCAGTAAGTCTGTAATCAGTGTGTTGTTACGTTATCAGACTGCCACTGGTTATGAGGTTAGCTTAGAGAAGATTGATCTAGCTGAAGACACGGCTAAGGAAATTACAACTAAGAAGCATGGAGTTTGCTTAGATCGTAGACAGACATGGACTAGTGCTAATAGCTTGGTGGCTGATGCGTCACCTGCAACAGGCGCTACACCTATCTATGTATCTGAAGCAGGTGCAACACTAACAAGTGCAGAAGCACAAACACATGTTACCAATGGTGGTACAGTGTTCTTTGGCGCTCCTTACACGTTCCGTTACCAACCTTCTAACCCTGTTATGAAGGAGAACAACGAACCCATCTTGGGCGGTCGTTTACAGCTACGTAACATGGAAATTATCTTTAATGATACTGGTTACTTCCAAGCTGTAGTGACACCTAAAGGGCGTGACACACGTACTAATACCTTTACTGGTCGTGTCATAGGTTCAAGTAATAACATCTTGGACGCTGTAGCTATCGAGACAGGCTCCTTTAAGTTCCCTATCCTAGCTAAAGACAGTGAAGTAGAGATCGAAATCAAATCAGATGGCTTCCTCCCTGCAGTCTTCCAAGGTTTAGAGTGGGAAGGTTACTTTGTAATGAGAGCAAAACGGTTATAAATATGAAACCATATTATCGTCCAACTACCTTGGATGATGTATATGACTTAGCTCCAAGATTAAGACAATCAGACGTAGATGAAATCAAGGCAAGCTCTGGCTTATTACCTGAGCCTGCTTTGTATTTCTCTTTCAAGAACGGTGCTGAGACAAATACAATCATTGCCTCCGATGGTGAGATAATCGGAATGTTCGGGGTGGTGTCTACACATGACCCTCTAATTGGTGTGCCCTGGATGTTATGTACAGATAGGCTACCTGAAATTAGAAAAGAGTTTTTACCTCAGTCTTTAGATTGGGTGAAAGAAACCAACAAACAATACCCCATACTATTTAATTACGTAGATAAGCGTAACACCAAAGCCATTCGATGGCTCCGTTACTTAGGATTTAAATTTCCTCAACTTGTCCATGAGTTTGGTGTGGGGAAAAAACCTTTTTATGAATTTGTGAGGATACAAAATGTGTGACGCCCTAGGTGTAATAGCTGGCATGAGTTCCTTGGTAAGTTATGCAGGCGCACAAGACCAGGCTCAACTAACGAACTCGCGTAACTTGCTTGAAAGTCGAGATGCTTTACACGCCAGAGACGACGAAGTTAGGCAACAAATATTACAAGAGAACCAACAGAAGGCTAACCTAGCCCAACAGAAATTAGATAACGATGTACAAGCAATGGAAGTTATGTCCAAAGCTTCCCTCTCTGCTGGTGAAGCAGGCGTAGCTGGTCGTGTAGTAGATGCTATAATGACCAAGTATGAACGAGATCGTTTAACAACTAATACAACCCTTTCCTCTGATATAGAGAATATAGCTCTCCAAGGCACATTCAATCGTGCTGGTGCTGATGCACAAACACAGAGCCGCCTCAATCAACTACAGCCCGTACAAGGCCCAAGTGCGCTTGGATTAGTTGCTGAGTTAGGCATGGCTTACGGAGAAGCAAAACATAGAGAAAAACTAGTAACTTAAAGGTATTAAACAATGGCGACAAAGCGTGTGCAAGTCGAACGGTTGCGACCCCAAACTCAAGAAGGAGTAATTGTTCGCCCCGTTTCTACTTACGTAACCCCTGCACCAGTACAGGATGGCAGGTTAAAACAACTATCTAATTTCGTTGAGCGTTTAGAACCTCGAATGAGCAGGCTCGTTTCAGCTCAGATGGAATTGGATAAGGAAGAAGATAAGAAAAGAGCAAGGGAGCTTGCTGAGACTACTACGGCAAACTATGATGAGTTGGTAAAACAAGGTAAGCTTGATCCTTCAGAAAGTCCTGTATTTCAATATGCCTTTAACGAAACCAGAGGCCAGAACCAAGGCTATGAATTTATAGCAGAGGCTAGTCAGGCTTACTCAAGATCCAATCTCGTAGATGCTACAGACGCTACTAATTTTGATGAGTGGTATAACCAATACTACCAAGACTACGTAGAGAATAACCAAGGTTTACTGGCAAAAAATGGAGCTTATGAGAAGTTCTCTGCCGTAGCTGGTCAGGCCCGTAACAATCTTCTTAGCTCTCACCTAGCAAGTACCCGTAAGAACTTTGAAGTAGCTAATGATGCAGCCTATAAGAACTTTGTATTTGGTGCTTTAGCTAATACAGACTTCCGCCAAGATGGAGCTGCTGCTGTCTTTGCAAACACATTCAATGAAAAACAAAAGGACTTAGCTGCTTCAGGTGGAGATGGATATAGCTTTAGTAAGCTCAATATTAAAACCGTAGACGCTATGGTTGAATACTATGAAACTACTCTGGATGCCGATGGATTTGAAGAAGCGTTAAACGCTGTATCTGGTGGCACAGGCCCATTAGCAGGTACTGGCTATGCAGTAACTGAACTAGCCAAAGCTCGTACTGAGTGGGCAACTGCCCTTTTGAAGCGAGAAAAAGAAGTGGAAGCGAATTATCAGCTCAACGTTACTCTTACCGAACGGAACGTAAAACAGCTCTACTTTGAACAGTTCGCTGAGGGTAATTTCAATTATCCTCAAATTGAAGCAAATATTGAGAAAAAATACGGCGAAGAGTTTATGGCGCAGGTTGAGGAGTTCTATCCAGACTTTCTTGTGAAGATGCAGGAAGCAGGAGAGAATTGGCAAACACATAATAACTCAGAACCTATGAGTATTAAAGCGCAAGCAGAATTCCGTGTAGATTTAGAGGGTATTCCACCTTCTCAACGAGTAGCTAAGGTACTTAAATGGGCAGCACAAGGCGCTCTTACTGAACAGTCAGTGTACAGCAACCTACTAAGTTTTGCACAACAATCTGCTAAGGCAGCTAAGAGTGGTTTGAATTTAGATGCTACTAAAGATCCTATTTATAAAGACTTCTTCGAGCGTGAGTTTGCGCTGAATACTGATAAATATACAGGAGCTGGTAGAGCTAGGCTTTATTACTTCCAATCCAGTTTCTATGAGCTGTTCGATCAAACAGACGAAGATGGAAAACGTGTCTGGGAAACATATTCATCAGCTAAAAAACTACAGTTGTTGAATGGTGTAATGAATGAAGTAGCATCTGCGCTTAAAAACAAAACAGCACTTACACAAACAACAAGTAATAAAGTGGAGCCTGTCTTAAATCCTGATGGCACACCTAAGATGTTCAATGGTGAAATTTTATACAAAGTAAATAATTTAAATTAATGGAGATAAATAGTGGCTGAATATTATATCGGCGGTAAACGCGTTGAAGTCGATGACTCAGACAATCCCTCCTCTGACGAACTAGGTCGACGTATTGAAGAGGCGCTGCTTTCCACACAAACGATGGAAGTAGCTAGTCAAACAACAAGTGATAAAACGGATTCTGTTGAGACAGAAGATAAAGGTTACACTGTTAGTGAACATATTAGTGAAATCCCTAGTGCAATAGCAGAAGGGGCAGCTAAAGCTGTTCATAACACTTCCAAACTTTTTACACGTGGTATGGATAGCATAACTGGGGATCGTTATGGAAAAGCAACTAGGTGGATTAATGATTCTTTAGGTGGCGGTTATACGCATTTTACAGAAGAGGGTATGCGTTGGTCTGCTGAAGTGGATACTGATCCTGAAGATTTTAAAGAAGTCTTGAATGTACGCACAGGTACAGGTGACTTTGTTTCTGGTGTATCACAATTCGTTACAGGTTTTGCCTTAACTCGTGGCGTAGGTAAAGCTGCTGGTGCAGGTACTGGCGTTAAACAAAGTATTGGCTACGGTGTGGCTGGTGAACAAATAGCCTTTGATCCACATGAAGCCCGTCTATCCAACTTGATAGAAGAGTACCCTGCCTTACAGAACCCAGTTACAGATTATCTCTCTGCTGACCCAGAAGATAGCGAAGCTGAAGCTCGTTTTAAAATGACCCTAGAAGCTCTAGGTTTAGAAGGTGCAGCAGGTGTTGTATTCGCAGGAGTACGTAAAGTTAATAGAGCGCGTAAAGGTCTTAAAGCTGACCCAACTGATGAACAGGCTCTTAAAGATTACATGGATGCTCAAGCTGTAAACTTCAATGTAAGCCTGGATGAATTAGATGGTAAGTTAGCTAAAGCTGTAAAAGCTGAAGCAGATCTAAGAGATACCTACAAAGCAGCAGATGCTAAAGCTCATGTACTAACACCTGAGGCTGTTGCAGGCATCAAAGCAGGCGCAAGGAAAGCTGAAGTGGAGGCGTTTGATCCTGCACTGAAAACTGATGGTGCTGATGAGCATGGCTTCGGTGTTACGAAAACAAACGATGAATTGGTACGTCAGGCTGATGATGTCCTTGCAGAATTCTTTGTAGATGGAGCTTCTGTTGCACAGACCCTTAAAAGTCTTAATGACTCTATGAACCTCAAAGACTTCGATGTGTACTTTACAGCAGCAGGTCGCCTCCTTCAGTTAAACACTAGGAACATGGCTCTTGCTCACCAAGGTTTGACGAAGATTAAACTCAACGCTGCTAAGAAGCTAGAGGTGCTGAAGGCTCAAGGTGGTATTAGTCCTGCTAAGTTGGACGAACTAGCTGGTGAGCTTCAGCAAGGTATCGTTACACACCGTAATAAATATAGACAAGTACAGGCCGATTACATTGAAGCAATTAAGGCTTTTCGTGGTGGTGGCAAGACAGCAGGTCGTGCTGTTCAGGTTAATAAACTTTTCCAGAACTTTGATGCTCCTCCCCATATAGTAGAACAACACTTCGATGAATTAATACATAGCATGCCTAGTGATAAGGCCCGTAATAGCTTTGTAGCACGCGCTCTCCTGATGATGGAGAAGTCAGGTAAAAAGTCCCTGAAGGTCTTAGATGAGTTATTCATAACTAATATCTTAACAGGTGTTAAAACTCACGTTGTCAACACCGTAGGTAACACTGCTTATGGACTTACCCTTCCTTTAGAACGCCTAGTTGCCTCTGGTTACAAAGTTGCGGCAGGTGATCTTAAAGGTGCTGGTAGAATGGCACGAGGAGCGATTCAACAATATGCAGGCATGCGTCATGCGTTAAGAGAAAGTGCAAGCCTCGCTGGGAACGCTTACAAGACGGCTGAAGCAAAACTAGATAGCTACTCCACTTGGGAAAACCAAGCTCAATCAACCATCATTGGTAGGGATCTGCCTATTGATAAGAAAACTCTAGCTGAGTTGGGTAAGTGGATGAGGCGGAAGGAAAGCGAAATCACGCTCTTAGATGTCTTAGGTACAACTATGCGAGCTGCTTCAGGCCGCGCCCTGACAATGGAAGATGAGTTCTTTAAGAATATGAACTTCCGTTCTCACGTGTGGAGTAACTCTTACATGGATGCCCTAGACGAAGCTAAGGCTATGGGCTTAACTGGTAAGGAAGCCAAAACTCATGCCAAAGAGTTCGCTCAAAACTCCGTAGATCGTGCAGCCGCTGAACAGCTAAGACTTAAAGAAGTTGGTGCGCCTACTGAAATAGGTATCGAGCCTTACAGAGGTGATGCTTTGCAGCATGCACGAGAAGCTACCTTTACTCAGGACTTGGGTGCAAAATCTAAGAAGTTCCAAGAGGCTGTAGCTACTATACCACTAGGTCGTCAGTTGTTTCCTTTCGTCCGTACACCACTAAACTTAATCAGTGCGGCAGTTCAACGTAGTCCTTTAGCTTTAGTCAGCGGTCGTTGGTGGAAAGATTTTAGAGCAGGTGGTGAGCGTAGAGCTTTAGCTGTAACACGTTTGGCTGTAGGTACCTCTGTGTTTGCTACATGGATGGCTGACTTCGCTGAAAGTGAGGCTGAGTTTGTTAAGAGTGATTCAATCCAAGTACGAGGTGCTGGCCCGACTAGCTTAGGTCGCCGTAGAAACGCTCAAGAACTAGCAGGTGTAATCTATGGTTCTGTACGCCT